CGGTCTAGTGTAATTAAATTTTTGAATTTCTTTCTATTTTATTTAGTGGTAATCAAGCCGTTAGGCTCTACTGTGAACTCTAACTTTTCAGCAAGTGTTCCGTCAGATTTTAGGTAGTACCAGCCTTTTTTGTCTGCTGATTGGACAAATGCGTTAGATACCATGTTGCCTTCTTTACCGTCTAGGTAGTACCATGTATCCTTATACTTAACCCAGCCTTTAACCATTGCACCGTCTTTATCGAAGTAGTACCACTTCTCAGCAATCTTCTTCCAACCAGTAGCCATTTCCCCTGATTTGTCAAGGTAGTACCATGTTCCGTCTGGTCGTTTCTTCCACTTGTCAGCAAGCATGTAGCCTGAACCGTCAAAGTAATACCAAGTGCCGTCAATTTGTTCAAACTGCTCTTTAGGGTAAGAGCCGTCTGAACGTACATACCAGTATCCTGTGTCGTTCTTCTTCCAACCTGGTTCAATAACTAGACCTTGCTCAATATCATGCTTGAATTGCTCGCGACTGATGCCCCACTTAGCTAAATATGGATATGGGTCCACATGATCACTAAAATTGTTTGGTTGATTGTTTGTACAATAATCGTGTGATTTAATACCTTCTAAAGCGTCTGAGTCTAATGTCTTAGGAAGTCCAGCCTCGTCTGCTAAATCGCGTAATAATTGGATATATAATCTGTAATCTTCCATAAACTCTTCTTTAGTCGAATGACTTTCAATTAATTCAACTGCTGCATACGTTTCATAGTTCCAACCGCCACCAACATCGTAAGCGCCTTGATTGACGGGACCTACTTGCATTACGCGTCCATTCCCTACAACGTGTGAGAAGAATCCAGATTCTACAGGTCTACGCATGTGGTAGTCTGCTTCGTTCTGAGCTGTTGAATTTCTATTACCTGTTGAATGCGCATGAATTTGGTGATAAGGCGCATAACCGATTTGAGGTAATCCCTCTCTATATCTACTTGTATCAATTTCCATTTATATATTCCTCCTTATGTTGTTGGCCATGGGTCGTCTGTAATGTATGAAATATTAGATACCCGAATATCGCCGATGTCTCTGTCGATTGGTACTGGGTCGTTGAATTGGAAACGCATGTGATTTGCATCACCATAACCGCCTACATACCACGTCCCGTATGGAACGCCGTCATCGTTGAAAATCTGACCAATTAGCGAACCAGACGTTCTATATCCTAAAGGTATACCGCCGTTTGCTATAAGAAAACATTTCTTTTCACGGTTCCCTGGATGTCCGATGAATGCTGGGTTACCCCGTCTAACAATTCCGAACCAACCCCATTGCAGTCCTCCGAATTGATAAGATACGGTATCGTTAACTCTTCGGACTTGCATATAAGAATTACCTAATTTAGACAGTACGTTTAGTTTTTTCCAACCTGTATCACCGTCTAACACAAACCAACCTTGGTTACCTGACGCTGTACGTTTAATCCATTTCAAAGCTCCGTTAGTTTTCTTAGTATCGACATAAGTCTGTCCGATAGTACCATCGACTTTACCGTTTGGCATTCCCTCACCGATTAGTTCGCTAGAGGAAGTTGATGGAGTAGGTGCATTTTGACTGGAAGTTGGTAAATTAACACTTCCGCCGCCATCAGATAAGATGAGTGTATTTCCTGATAAGGTCAACTTTTGAGGAATACCCACGCCATCCGCACCTTTAGGACCAGTTAACCCAATAGGTCCTTGAGGCCCAGCAGGGCCAGTTTGTCCGATTGGTCCTTGTTCCCCTCGTTCGCCACGTTGTCCATCTTGACCTCGTTCACCTTGCAAGCCTTGAGGTCCGATAGGTCCTTGAAGTCCGTCCGCCCCTCTAGGTCCAGTATCGCCTTGTGGTCCTTGTGGTCCTATTGGTCCACGTTCGCCATTTTCTCCCTTGTCGCCTTTTGGACCAGGGGTTAAGGTAACATTTTGTAGTTCTTGCTTAGTAGCAAACTGACTTGTGTCAATATTAGACTTGGTCTCTAAAGCTACTACACGCTCTACAAGTGGCTTGTCATCATAGATAGTGTTATTGTCTGGCTTTTGCTTTAAAGCTTCAATATCGGCTGAAATATGGCTGATTTCAGTACGTAGGTTGCTATCGTCATAAGTACCGCCCTGCTCTTTGATTTTGGCAAATAGTTCGTCCAATTCTTGCTTGGTAACAACATCCTTGACGTTAACAATGCGACCTGATTCACGTTCAATGAGAGGTGTTTTAACTGCCTTGTCAATCTCACTTACGTGAACATTAAACATAAAGCTATACACATCTGCTGATTGCTCTACCTTCTCAAAGTAGATATAACCGATGACAGGTTCATCTGTCGTGATCAACGATGTATCGAATTGAACTGTAAACGAATTATCTTCGATTGTTGCTTCAACTTCCTGGTATCGCTTGGTGGTTTTGAAATAGAATAAGCAGATAACCTTAGTAGCAGTCAATTTATCAAGTGTAAACTTAAATTCAGCATTATTCTTATCGTGGCTGTAAAACTCGTTATACATTTTCTCAATACCACGATTGCTAGATAAAACGGTTATTTTTCTTTCGATAACCTTCTTCAAGTGCTACCTCCTTTCTTTTTAAAAAGAAAGAGAACCCTTTTGGGTTCTCTGATTAATTAGTCTTCGCTTGGTTCGTGATATTCAAGCGCTCTGTCGCTATCTGTGATGCCAGCAGTCGTTGGATCAGTAACCACTCCGAGCAAGACAAGAATATAAACAAATGTATTCACACCGTCTTGATAATTTTGTGGAATTTCAAATCCGAATTGTTGAGCCATGAGGAATACTGCTCCCAAAAGAGCGATAAGCGTTACTTTATTTTGTAAACGTAGTTTCCAGTTAATCTTGTTCATTGTTGTTCTTCCTTGATTTCTAGTTCGAGAAACTTCTCAAACAATACTTTGACCGCACCGTTTCCGCCTAATTCAACGTAACTTTCATAGAGTTTGGAAAGTTCTTCGATTTCGTGCTGATTGGTGTAGCCACGCTTAATTGCCTTTTTTAAATTTTCTTGCAATCGAAAACGCTGTAATCGTTGCAATCCTTTGCCTATTAGTGTCAAATTCTCATTATTTTCTTTTCCAATTTTAGCAATTTCTGAAGTTGATTTCTCAAGGTCTTCAATTTTATCAGAAAGAGTGCCAATTTTCTTTTCAGTTTCTTTAGTGTTCTGAGTGCTTTTTAATGAAAAGTAGCTTGGGATAATGACCACTAAAATGGGCGTAATTTTATCTATTAACGTTAGAAAGTCCAATCTAACCACCCTCTTTCTAAATTGGATGACTATTGAACGGGTTGTGTTTCTAACTCGCTAGATGGTTTCTCTGGTTTCGGTTCCGTCCACTTCCAAACACCTAACTTACCATTTTGATAAAGGTCTGCAAGTTGTTCAAGCGTTTGTCCTTGGTAAGTGAAAGGCTCGTTAACTTGAATCATGACACGTTTACCTTCTTGAAATTTTTCGACATGATTAGGATTTTCAAGTGTGAAGATTTCTTGTGGTTGATAAGTCTTACCAGTTTTACCTAGGTCAACCAATTCAAGTCCACGTTTGAATACTGTTGGATCTAGTGGGTTATCTGTATCAGTAACACGAGCCAATACCGCCCAATCTGCGACAGCTTTCACTTCGTTAATTTTAGCATCTTTCTGCTCAAGTTTTGCTTCGTATTCTTGTGCTTGTGTTTGCAAATCTTCTTGAAGTTTCTTCACGCCATCAGCGGGATTTAATTCAGTAGCCACTTGACCGAGTACGGCTTGGATAAGGACTTCGTCTGTTTCGTTCACACGGTCACCGATTAGTACACGGTCAAAAGCCGTGTATGGTGCTTCTTGGCGAATTGCTACGAATGTGCGGTTGTTTTCTTGTAAGTATTTATTTACAACTTTAAATGTCATATATTATGCTTCCTCTTTTTCTTCTGTTTTTTCTGCTTGTAATTGTTGAAGTTGCGTTTGCGCTTCTTCATAGAGCGCTTTGTAATTAGCGCACTCAATCGTCTTGTTAGCAAGTTGAATTGCTAAGTCATTGATAACTTTATCTGTTGTGTTCATGTTCTACCTTTCTAAATCTTGATGCCATAACGTCCGGGCGATCCTAGATTGTTGCGTTTAAAATGAGCTTCAATCCCTGCGAAATTTTTATCTATATAATCAAATAATTGAACCAAAGAACGCCCACGAATTATAATATCTCTTGTTTCTGTATTGATCTGTATTCCTCCGCCTTGTGAATTTGGCATAAAGTCCATTGACTTACCATAAAATGTAATAGCCGTTTGGACATTGCTACCTTCTCTACCGTTCCAGATTTGAATACCAGCGGACGTATGCTCGATACCAGTGACACCGTTTCGGTTGCTCATTAATTGAGTATATGCGCCAGGAACTCCGTTTAGTATACCTTTACCGAAAATAAGGAATTGCGTAGGTCTGTCAGGAAATCTATTCCTAATTCCGACTGCTTCCTTGTTCATCTCAATCCAACCAGTTTGCAAGTCAAAATCTGTAACGCCGTTTAGAGATGAAATTTTACCACCTTTGATATTATTCCCAGTAAAATCAATCGACTGAATTCTATTAATGGTCGCTTGTTTAGCAAACAATTCATCAATGAATGCTTGTTGTGAGACCAGTCTTTGAATGAATGCAGTATCAAATTTAACCTTCTCAGCGGTTACTGCTTCAGCTCCTAAGATAGTAGTAGTGACCGAACCAGCTTCAAAATTAGCTGTTTTTAGCTTGTCAATCATAGCTGACTTGATAACAGCATTATCAATCAGGGTATCTCCTGTGATATGAGTAGCTTTACCAATAATACGGTTATTACCATTTGCTCCTAGATTGATACCGTTAATGATATCCCCAGCGCTATTCAAATTTTGAATAGCGTATGAACCAGCAAGCTGTGTGACTTGTGTTCGTGTTGCTTCCAAACCTTGAGCAATCTGTATCGCTCTTGTTTGTGCATCCGTGGCAAGACCTTTAGCTTCGTCTGTGATCTTGTACGCATCATCGAATTGACTTGGTTTATATGGCCCAGTCTTTGAACCTCGAACCAAAATAGGCTCTTTGAACTCAATCCAACCATTTTTAGCAAGGTAAATATAAAATGGATAGTTTTTATCTTCACCAAAAGCAAAATCTTCTTGAACTGTGAATGTTTTTTGGAACTCTTGCCACTCGTTCAAAGGTGGTCTATCCTTACCGATATCAGAAGCTAACAAAGTATTGTTCAGACTGTGGTTTTTGATATTAAACGCAAAACTACTATCTGGATATTCTATAATGCGGTACTTAAAACCGAGCGTGTAGGTTTCATCTTTATATATTTTCTTGACATAAATAGGTAGTGAAAATCCTGACCAGTTATAACCAGTAAGACCCTGTGCCTTGATTGTGAAAATTCCATCACTAACAGATACACTTGCATTCGGATTGTTATTTCCAATCAAGGTATGCTTATCCATCGTCAATGAATTAACGATTAGATTGTTATCGTCTGTTACATACTTACCAACCTCAGTCTGGAAAACTTGGTCGCTCATGACTAAACGTGAAGCATTTCTCGAAATATCACTCTCTGAACTACCTAAAATACGCTCATATAATTGAGCAGTTTCTTTGACACGTTGGAAGTCTGTTTGATTGGCCTTACCAGCGACTTGACTAGATAGATTCGCAAATCGTCCGTTTACTTGTTCTTTATACTCAGCTAAATAGACGACATTATTTGTTGCTATATCTCTGACTTCGTTTAAGCTTTGTATGCCGTTATTAGCAATTAACTTCGCTTCTTTCGCTAAATCTTCGCTTGCTCCAGCTTTTTTCAAAGCCTCTTCTGCTTTTGCTTTAGCTTCTTCAAATCCTTCTGGGCTGAAATCGTGAAACTTTCTGTTGATCTCATCAGATAAAGCACGCTTGTTCTCTTCTGATTTGGCTTTGATGGCATTCACTTCATCTGTGAATTGATTAGTCAACTCTTCTTTTTTGCGTTCAAAAGCAAGGTCAGCGTTTTTAAGCTCTCTTGCTAGTTGTCGTTCAAAATTATTTTGAAAATGCTGATTTTCGCTTTTAAAGGCATCACTAACTACATTACCGATTGCACTTGCAAGACCTGACTGAAACTGACCGAAACCAATAGATTTAAGCTTTTTAGCCATTGGTGAGTAAGTATACTTAGTGATTTTTTTTCGAACATCTAGTCCGTAGAATTCATGGTGAACACCCACTACATCAAACATCTGAACAGGTACATCACTCTGACCGATAACATCAATTTCAATGCTATCTTCAAGCATGTCGCACAAGGTTGTTCTGAAATACTGCTTGCCATATTCTCTAAGGCTTGCTTCATCCTTGACATCTTGGTCATTGACTTCGACAACATCCTCGTAAATCTGACTGTACTTGTTGATTAGTGGACTATCAACCACAACCTTATAGTGTTTATCTACTGGATTTTCTCCTTCACCACGGACGGTTGTAATGAAGGTGATGCGAGTCTTTAAAGACTTAGTAGATGTCTTATGTTGATAAGTGGATAGGTTTTTCTTGTACATAAAAAGCG